AACCTCGTGAGGTTCCCATTGTAAAATTTTATTAATCTGGCGAACGGAAAGTTCATTTCTTTATGAAGTAACGAGTACAAATAGCCAACCATTATATTGATCATGTCTTTTACTACAAATGAAAATACCGTATTGAATACTTTGTTGAAGAACTCGGCTCTTGATTATGTTATATGCAATTCTAAACGATTGATTGATATGAAGGCACAGTTATATGGTGATGATGTTTATATTAATTGTAATGGTGAATTGGTTTTCTTTGGAACTTATCAACCAACTGTTGTTTTGATTCGAAAGAACTGCAAGACCCATGACAAGATTTATTTGGATCGTCATATGTTGAATTGTGCCAAAACTTTGTTGTTATTATCTGGTGATATTGAAACAAATCCAGGACCTGTTGTTGCAGAAATGTATCATACATGTGTTGGTGCTTTTTATTTTGGCCAGGATATAACAGATTTTACTGAATTTGTACATGATTTGAAATGTTGGGATTTTAATGAAGGTGAAGATTATGACTTCACTTCAATATTATTTCAACCTACTGATAAGAAAATGTATAAATTTTTGTCACAAATAATGTGGGATGAAGTCAAAAATTTGGCTATGTTCCACTTACCTTATAGATTTAGATTTATGTTGAGTGATCTTGACTTATCGTCTGAATGGGCCATTATTGAACGTCTTTTGATGTTATCTGGAGATGTTGAAACTAACCCAGGCCCTGTGCAATCGCGCCCTTCACAATATCGCTATAACGACCCTAGAGTTGTGAAGTTGGAAAATGCATTGCATCGTCGTGATGATAAAATCAAGACTTTGATTAAACATTTGCGTCAACAGATTAAATCCAATCATACCAGAGTGTATTGCCAAATTTTTGATGATATGCGTGGTACGATGGGAGATATGAGCGCAAATTTGAATCGAATGTGTGACTTCTTGGAAAATAGTTTACCTGGATTACAAGCTAATATGCAGGCCCATTTTACCCATGCAGTAGATAAGTATGTCAATGTTAAAGATGATTTAATTAAATTGACACTTATTTGTGTGGTTGTTAAACTTATGATGTGTATGAAACGATATAAGACAGCTTTAGCTGTATTATTGGTTTTTATTTGTAAGTTCTATGGTCTGGATGGTAAAATTATGGAGCTTGTTATGGAATTGAAATCAAAGTTGATACGTCGTCAAGTCCAAACTATGCCAGAATTTAAAGCTGGTTTAGAAGAGACTATTTATCATCCATATTTCCATACTTGCGGAAAATTGTTATTTGCAGTTATTGCTTTCTTTTGTATTCGTAAAATACCTGGGAAACAGGATTGGGACAATTATATTTCACGTTTGGACCGTATTCCAAAAGCTTTGGATGGTTCAAAGAAAATTATGGATTATTGTTCCGAATATTTTAATTTGGCTACCGATTATGTTAAGATGTTGGTGTTGGGTAAGACTCGAGAGGAATTACGACGTTTCCATGGCCTTTATGGAGAAATCCATGAGTGGGCCAAGGAAGTTCGTTCTTTCCTCGAGTTAGAACAACGAAATAAAATTGACACTGACATTACTGTTGCAAATAAAGCTGAAAGCTTATACCATCGTGGTTTAAAGTTTAAAGCTGATCCTTTATTGGATCGCGATATGGATAGATTGGTGACAAGTTCTTTGATTCCTGCCCGTGCTTTGTTTGAATATGTATCATGTTCGCCCATTAAGGGTGGAGGTCCTCGTATGCGTCCTGTTTGTGTTTGGCTCACTGGTGAATCTGGTGTGGGTAAAACAGAAATGGTTTACCCTTTGTGTATTGATGTTTTGCGTACTATGGGTTTGATGAAGAA